CCTGGCAGCCCTTCCCGGTTCTTCTGAGGAGGCTAAGCTCCGGCGAGGGCTGAAGCGTAAGTGGGGACACCGTGGGGCAGCGGTACTGCTGAAAAAGGAGGCTCCGGTTATCCGGATGATCCTCACAGCCCTAACTGCACTCCGCGGTTTTCATCTCCCTATTAAGGTTGATGTGTCTCCAATTACGGATAAGTTCACCGGAACCGATCGGGGTTCCTGGAAGGCGCATGTCCATACCTTTTGGTCTGAACTGCGCCGACTCAGGATCGTACCTTCGGCTCTTACTCCACCGAGATGGAAAGAGTATCATTTCTCCCTTAAGGCAGGCCCATCTGGGGGACCTGCCATCCTTGGTGCACTGGCTGACCTACTGGCAATGCCCCACGCCCTTAGGCAGTCGGTGTACACGGTTGGGGGTGAGGATCTCCGTGGTTACATGGAGACCCTCATGACTTTTCTCCCAGCTGTCCTCTTTGATCTCCCTAATCTCTGGTGTTTTAAACTAGGGAATGGGGTAATCAGGAGGGTAGAGGGAATTGCTGACAAGGAGGGTAAGACTCGGGTGATCGCTATCGGGGACTATTGGTCCCAGACGGCTCTTCGCCCTGTCCATGACCTCCTCTTCGCAATCCTTAAGAGAATTAGTCAAGATATGACTTTTCATCAGGGAGCCTTTGTGGATAGACTGCGGTCTTGGGGAGATGGAGTTACCCTTTACTCCATCGACCTGACCGCAGCCACGGACCGTTTTCCTATTGACGTGATCTGTGATGTCCTCAGAGGCGGACTCCCAGAAGACTACGTCGATGCTTGGCGGGATATCATGGTTGGTTACCCTTTTAAACAGGGGGCGAACCATGTTTCCTACGAAGTTGGAAACCCTATGGGCCTCTATTCTTCGTGGGCTTCCTTTGCTCTTGCACACCACTTTGTGATGTACAGGTGTTGCCAAGAGATTGGGATCCGGTGGTCCCAGTCTAAGTATGTCATCCTTGGTGATGATGTCCTCATCGGTGATCCTCTTCTTGGGCAATCCTATCAGACTTTTATTCGCTCCCTTGGGGTAGATGTCTCTTCTACTAAGACTCACACTTCTCCTCATATGTGTGAGTTTGCGAAGAGGTACTTCTTTAAGGGAGTGGAGGTTTCCCCTTTTCCCGCTTCCGCCATTGAGTCCACACTAGGTGATATTTCCCTGGTGGTGTCTACGATGGTTGGAGAGGAAAGGAAAGGGTTCTTTCCCAAGTCTGGTATCCCTGGTGCCATTGACACTCTAGGTAAGTGCCTGCATTATAGATCCCGGCTCCGCTCTCATCTGGTATGGAGGGCTAGAGATTCTGAATCTTCGACTATGTTTATCCAGGGAAAACTGGACCCTGTCCAATTTGTCCTTCGGGTATGCGACGTCCAAGATGAAGTTTCTCTAGATTTCCTCTATGCCAATGCTGGCGGAGTTCTCCAAAGATCTCTTGCAGGCCTTGCTAGGGAGAGTCTCTCTAAGGGTCCCTCGGGAGTCGAATTCCGTATTGAATCCGACATCCGGAGGATCCTAGAGAGGTGTCGGTCCATCTCTGTTGACCCCTCTCCCATGCTGGAGATCCCTCTTCTCAGGGTATTTGATATCTTTGAGGCGGCGGTAGGCAGAATTGACTATTCTGCTGAACTCGTCCTCAGTAGTTTCACGCTGGATAATCTAGATAGTCTCTTCGAACTACTAGTCAATCCTCTGCGTGAATCTTCCTGGGGACTTGACCGTCACAAGAGGAAGGTTAAGGCATGGTCGAGGGTGGCCAGAGCTTGCCGGGAACATGTCCAGGTCGCTCTGTCCACTTACGACCATTCGGCCCTTTCTGGACTCTCG